ATCGTCAAAAACATAACTTAAAACTGTGCATGGTAATTTTTGTACACTACCATTATAAGTATAAAAACTATCATACCCCATCCAATAAACTCCGCTAGGTGTAGTTATAGCACCGTTAGGGCTTATAAGACCTGTGCTTTCATTTATAAGATTAACTCCAAACGTAAACGGTGGTCCTATAAACTGCATAGAAAATAAAGCTGTGTCTGTCCAGATAAGAATCTCTTGTCTAGCTTTTACTGCACCTATAATCTCACTTCCTTCTGATAAACGTAAACTACCTGCTGTGTTTGTACTGCTAGCTTGAAAATCTAATATATTCTCTTGATCACTAAAGGCTATAAGCATAGGGTCAACAGTTCCAGTTCTAGCTGTTCCACCTGCGTTAAGTGGGTCAGCTCCTAAAACTATAAGGTGTTTATCTATTTCACTAACTATAACTCCTAAAGCTACAGTAGGAACTAAGTTAGCACCAGTTAAACCTGATATGGCGGTTGCTCTTGTGTTAACTCCATTAGTAGCGTCCCAATAAAAAACACCACCACCTCTAGGATTAATAACTAAATCCTCACCAAAATTATCATGATCCCACAATCTTAATTGGTTAGCAAAGGCTAAACTAGTTGAACTACCGTAACCACCTGCTCCCCAAGTATCTACACCCCAACCAGTAGATGGCACATAAACATTTAAACCTGTGTTTATTTGATATTTACCTACTACAGAACTACCACCGTTACCTGAGTCTGAAGCATTAGCCGTAGCTGTAGCAGTAAACGTATAAGAATTAGCGTTTACTATACTAGTTATTTGATATTCTTGATTTAATACACTAGCAGTAATATTACCACCTAAAGTAGCAGCACCACTAAAAGTAACAAAATCATTAACCACTGCTCCGTGTGCTGTGTCTGTAACTGTGATAGTAGTTGAACCGTTAGTGGCTGAAAAAGTTACAGCTCCAGCAGAGGTAGTTTCACGTAAAGGAGTAATATCATTAAAAGAAGAACCCTCCTCTATATAATATTTTAAATTAGTTCCAGCCCCCAGTAGTTTAGTACCAGCTAGTGTTAGCCAACCATGTAAAGCCCTACATGTTCCTAAAAAAGCATTTAAATTATCCTTACGCCACCCACCTATTTTTTGTGGTCTGCCTGCTTTGAACCTTACTAGATTAGCATTGAACCATCCGCCCTCGTTATCGTAGGCTGTGCCCTCTCTATTTATTCCAGGTCTGAATACAAATTTACTTAAAGCCATGAATTAATTCTATATTAATCTAAGTCAGTTTGATAGCCCATCTCCCAATCTTTACCATCGAACATAAGTGCTTCAGCTTTACGTCTTCTCATTAATCCCTCTAAAACTTTACCTCCGACTTTGTTCCATCTAAGTATTTGTTCAAAAACTCCTGCATAATCACCTGAGTTTAAAACTTTTAATAAAGTTGATTGTTTTAGATTATTAGGTCCAAGATTGTATACCCAAGAAACTAAAGCGTCAAACTGACATTGGTTTATAGGTACATTTACCATATCGTTAATATAGCCCTCGTACTCGTCTTCTAATTCTTTTATTAACATATAGTCAGCTTTTTCTTGTGACCACTTATCCCCCTCTTGTACACCGTGAGTTGAACCATAACCTATGGTCCATACACCTGCTGCGCATTGGTAAGCTTCAAGTTCACAGCCCTCAAAATGTTTGATAAGATCTATACCTTTATCTGATATTTTCATTTTATTTCTCCCCTGTAGTAACTTTTCTATAATAGACTACTACATCTTTTAATTCAATTATGTATCTTTTTAACTCTTGCATATTATACGCCATTACTTCGTAGTCAGGTATAGTCATAGCTAGAAACACTAGTTCACCCTCTTGTTCTTCTATTCTTGCTAACTGTTCTTCCCAATTATCAGGGGTTATAACTATCCATTGAGGTTGTTTAAGATCAATCTCTCTAGGCATGATAGGTTGAACTATCTGCCTTTCTACAGGTTTTGTACTAACCTGTATTTGTTTAGTTGGTAGTAGGCTGCAACTGGAGACCATTATCAAGGCTATCAACAGTATTACTGATTTGCTCGATATCTTCCATAATATGTTTTGTACCATTATTAATCTTCCTTTCCATTTCTACTGGATCAGCTAATATTTTAGAAGCTAATTCGTAGTTTTGTATAAACTGTGTGTACCTGTTTAATTCTCTTTGTGCTTTTTGACTTTTAACGTTGAGGTCTTGTAGTTGTTGTGTTTGTAATTCAAAGTCCGCTTGTAATGATTTAATCGCTTCTTCTTGCGTAGCTACCGCACCCTCTAGAGCAGAATTATTAGCTTGTAGTATTTGGTTTTGGCTATACAAGTAATAAGAAACTGCAAGCAAAACTAAAACTATGCCTGTTAAAACTTTACTCATTGTCCATACACCAACTCCAAGCGTCAGTATCCGAATATAAAAAAGCTTCACATTTTTTGTATTTTTCCCGCCATGCATCAGAGTCAAATTTATCGTTCCACTCTAAGCTAGAGTTTTCAGCTATGGGTATAAATTTAGATTGAGTTGAACAACCTAATATGAACAAACTAACCAGCAAGAGGATTTTTATTTTCATTTTTTATCTCCTCTATTTGTTTATCTAAACTTTCTAAATCGGCTTTTATAGTAGCTATGTCTGTTTTGATTTCTGTAGTGTCTGGTACTTCTATACTGTCTACTGCTTTTTCTAAAAACTGAACTGAGGTTTCTATCGAAGCAAAGCGTTCTTCAATAATTTGTACGTTATCCTCTGCTTCACTTATACCACCTATTTTAGCTTCAAGGTTTTCTAACCTATTAACATACTCAGCACCAGTGTAGCCAAAGCCAGCAAGTGTACCAACTATACCTACTAAAGCTATTATTTGCGTAGTTTTACTTTGTAACCAATCCATGTTTTATCTCCATATATTGGGCTGATTATCAATCATGCTTTGTAAATTATTTATATTAGTACTCGCATAATTATAAAAAGCGTTTATATTGTCTGTAAGAGTAATGTTACTATAGATCTCTTTTTCTTGATACCAAGTTGTTTGCTTGGGTAACTCTTGTACTTTATAGTTTTCAAAAGCAGGCACGTAACCTAATAAGGCTATAAGCTTAGACTCATCACCATATTCTCCAGTATTAGCTTGTTCCTCTTGTATTTCCTGTTGTTGAGATTCTATATTTTGTGCTATAATTTTATCAGCTATTTGATCTGCTTCGGATTGTGTCATTACACCACCTACAGCAGTATCAATCTCACCTTGAACATTTTGTACTTGTACATCAGCCATCACTACTTCAGCACTGCCGTCAACGGTATTCATAGGTGTAATACTAACTGTTACAGACCCACCTACATCTCCGCTCATAGATAAAACTTGATTATTTTGAGCAGTAGCACTAGCATATTGATCTGATATACTAGGTGAGCTAGAGGTACTAATCCCGCCTGTTGACCCTGTATTAGTATTACCTGTACTTATGGCTGAACTAATTGCTCCTGATGAACTATTTTGATTAGAACTAGACCCATAATTAACGCTGTTAGTGGCGGTATTGAGTGCATTTTTTATTACCCTTAACGCTACACTTTTATTCTTACTTTTATTAGTAGGTTCATCATTCTCAATAATTTCTAATTCTTCTAAAACTTCATCATTATTTTCTTCCTCAACCTCTGCTAATTCTTCAAACACTTCCTCTAACTCTTCAAACACCTCTTCAACCGCTTCTTCCTCAAATATTTCTTCTATAAACTCCTCTTCAGGTTCATCTCTTTCAGCTATCCTTTCTTCTCTAATCTCTTCTCTTATTTCCCTAGTTTCTTCTTCAAACCAAGTATCAAGTTCTTCTATAGTATTAATAGCTAAAAAATTTTCAGGTTCAGTAAAATCCTCTACAAATAAAGTTTCTTGTAAAACAAACTGTTCTAATAGTATGTCATCTTGGTGTACAGGGTCACCATGTCTAGGATCAAAGTTTTCTATAAAAGGTAACGGTTCAGGTTCAAAGAAAATAATTAATTCCTCAGGTTCAGGTTCATTGAAAAATTCTTGAAAGTCATCATCATGAAACTCTTCAAAAGGTGGGAATAATTCCTCCTCAAAAATTTCAATAATTGTTATAGATTCGCCGTGGTGGTGTTGTCCGTCGTCTATGAATATACCAGTGGCAAACTGTTCTTGTTCATCTACGAACCCAAAGTCTACGTTCCTTTCATCAAAAAAAGCCACTGATTCTTGTTGGCTAAATCCAGGACAAAAAGGTGCATACTGTGGATCTTCATCACATTGTTGATCATCATAAGCAGACCAATAGCTAGGACATGACTCACTATAAAGCTGGTTTATATTACATTGTTGTGTTAAAAAAGCATCTGCATAACCTGCACAGCTACTATTATTTAAAGGATCTGAACAATCAAGCCCATTACCACTACCCACTCCATACAAACTGCCACCGCCCTCTAATAAAGTATTACTTGAAGTGTTGTTCCAGTTTGTGTTTACACAGCTACCTGTATTAGTAGTGCCTGTATTACATTCATCGTGAAATAGGTATTGATACACCTGAGTTGAGTTAGCCCCTACCTCACCTATTATTACATCATGGTTAATAATATCGAGTTCATCATATCTATACTCAAATGAATTATTAGGATAGAGTATAACCTCAAAGCTATTGTCTGAGTTACGGTTGTATTCCCGCATATCATACCAACCAAATATCATCTTAGTATTATCTCCCCAAGACTTCATTCTAGAATTATTATCTCTTATAAGATCTGTCCAAAAAGGAAACATGGTATAAGTATATTGAGAACCTATCGGGTCAGGTGTGTAATCACCACAATAATTATTATAATTCACGTTACCTGTGCCTAAACCAAAATGTAAACAACCATTAGTTGCCATTCTTGCTTTATCAAAAGTTTGACCGTAAAAAGTAAAATTAAAAGTTAAATCTATTGAAGTAGATAATTGATCATCACCTACTGAGTAAGCTAACTCACCCTCAAAATTATTTGCGTTTTTCTGTAACTGAAATAAATCTTGATTAGCTTCGTAAATGTACTGACTAGAGATATTACAGGATAGAAGAACTAGCCCCCATATAATTCTTTTTTGCATTGTTTTTTAGATTTTGTTTTTCTAGTGTAAATAACTTTTACTGCCCCAACAACATCTTTATTTATCTTATCTCTTTTGGGGTTATTTTCCTTTGTGCACTCTGCAACAAACTCTGCTTCAATATCTTTTTTATCTGGTCTTTTGTTAGGGTTTTTAGCCCATAAACTTCTAGCTTCTTCACCTATCTTACCGTTATAGGGACAAGGAGTTCCAGCACTCCACATAGCTTTAAACACTCTTTCGTCTTGACATAATAAACTAACTGAGGCTACTTTCATTCCCATATCATAAAGATATTTACTTAGTTTTAATCTTTCACAATTCATGTCCCTTACAGACTTACCACCACTTAAACCAAATACTTGCCCTTGAAAAGCTCCACTAAGTCCAGTTGTACATAAATCTTGACTATAACTCATTATAGAAGGAGCTATAGCAGATGCTGGTGGTGCCTCACTTTTTACGTTTTGGTTTATAGTTTGAGTAGAGTTAGATTCATTAATATTTCTATTTGTATTGTCAGACTTAGTATTATTATTATTTTGATTTACATTATTAGTTTGAACGTTTGACTGAGAAGTTGACTCATTAATATTTCTATTAGTATTATCAGATGTACTAGTTGATGTATTTACGTTCGTATTATTTACAGTTTGATTTACTGTTGAATTTACATTACTTGTAGATGTAGAAGTGTTTATATTTGTATTAGTGTTATTAGAAGTTGCACTGCTTGTTGATGTATTTACATTAGTGTTTACGTTAGTGTTGGTTGATGTGTTATTATTTGTGTTAGTTGAATTATTTGTGTTAGTTGATACATTGGTATTTGTGGAAACATTAGTGTTGTTCGTCGTGGTGTTATTTGTGTTTGAGTTTGTGTTGGTGTTTGTGTTAGTATTATTTGTAGTAGTCTGGTTAGTTGTATAAACATTAGAATTTTCACAATACTGTGTACCGTTTACGCAAGCTGTACCAGATTGCTGACTAGACTGGGCATTTACTTTAATAGAAATACCTGCAACTAATGTTATACAAAACATCAAAGCTGCCCAAACAAGCATATTGTCATGCTTTCTTTGGTCGTCTTTCATTTATCTTCGCCTTTAAAACTTTTACTAGCACCACTAGTTCCTGCATATAAACCAAACCATGCAGCTCCTGCTCCAACGACTACAGAAATTAATCCTGATTGTTCAAAATTAGGTGCTTCTAAATCCATAAACCACATAACCGTTGTATATAAAAGAATAATATATACAGTTAAAAAAGCTCTTGGGAATATTCTCCATGAGTCTACTGCTTGAGCTAAATGAATCCATTTTTGATGAGGGTTTACATTAGTTGCATCCTCAAGTTCTCTTATTTTATCTTTTAATTGAGATATTTCCTCTATCATAGACATAAATTTATTGAGATCCATCTCAACTTCATTACGGTCCATATCACCAGAAAATCTACTTCTATGCTCGTCCATTATAAAAATTTAGCTAAAACTACGCTTATAACTATAAAAGGGTAAACACCCCATATCATGTTTTCTAATTTATCAAAACGTTTAGCTCCAGACTCTAACCTTTGTTCTATGTTTTGATAACGTAAACTACACTCTTTTTCATGTGTAGCTATTTTGTTCAATGCCTGCTTTACTTCAGACATTATTTATCTTTTGCTTTACCTATATTAATTGCACACCAGTCAATAAGCCAATATACCTTTGCAAGCATTTGATCGTCTTTTGGTGTGGGTGTTAAAGCACAAATAAGTGATGCACCTGATATTACCCAAGGTGCTAATTGTATTAATTTTAAAGTTAAATCTAACATATTTTACTCCTATGAAGTTGGTGGGGTTGGAAACTCACCAAGTGGTCTTACTGGTGGTGTAGCATCATTATATTTATAAAGATCAGCTAAAGCATCTACAGTTGAAACTGCATTTATTTTTGTTCTCATGCTTGATGCCGCTGTTCTTACTCCTACTCTATAGTCCAGCCAGTCTGACGGTATAGCTTTAGAACTTTCTGCATTTCTAACCACCATCCAGTCATTTGGTTGCAATAAACCATAAGCTTCTTTGTCTACTTTTTGGCAACACTTGTATTTTAATCCTCTAGTTACATTTCCATCACTATCAGTTGAATCATCTAATGCTCTTGCTGTTGCACTTCCATAACTTGCAGTTACCTTATTGCTTGCAAACTTAAATTCTTGATTAGTGTTAATGTAATATTCAGGGTTTTTATAATTAGAATTATCTATTATTACTATATATACACCTATGGCTTTTAGCTCTGCCTCTGACCAAAGGCTATGAATATTACTTGGATATTTAATATCCCCTATCGTTAATTGTGTAGGGCTATTATAAACCTTACTTATTTTACTATCTTCTACTAATGCCCACATAATTTTATATTACCTCAAATTAATTATTTTACCTAGCTGTTGTTGGTATGCTAGTTGATGTTACAAATGGATTTTCTGCGTATGCCATAAAAATGTATTTACCACCAGATACATTTGATGGAGAACTATTAAGTCTTGCTTTAAAGCCATTAGACAATAAATCAAACCTATCATTATCTTCTTCATCATCAGTAGTGTTTATATATAAATCATAATTATTAGGATTATTACCAATTCTTCTGCGATCATTAACAACCCAAGCTCCTGTGCTATCAGTTCTTTTTACCATCACAAAAGCAGGTTTGAATCCTGTGTAGACGAATGTACCATCTGCTGAACCATTTCCCACATACTTGCCAAACTTACTAAAACCTTGTTTACTTTTAAATGCATAAGCAACATAGTTACTACCATTTACATTTACAAAACTAGAACCACCTGAAATAAAGAACTTTTCACTGCTTGGATATACACCATCCCAAACACCTGAAGCTTCAGCAACATTTGAATTAAGTTTTAAAAAATAAGAAGATGTGCCTAAATCTTTGTGCCAGACCGCCCAGTCTGCATCTCCTCCATCTCTTCTTTTAACCCAAATCATATCAGGAACTTCCCCTAAGCCATGTTTAACATTTGAGTTTGAGCCATTGCCTGTATAAGTAAGAACACTTACACCCATAGTTGTATTTACTTGCACAACTGAGTCAGGACCAGTATTTGATAAAGTTGATGTAGTGCCTCCGTTTATCTTCCACTGCCAAGCAACATAGGTATTATCTAAACCATTTGTCCATGCAACATTGAAAAAATTAGATGATGCACCTCCTCTAAAACCATTAGTATTAAATAATTGAACAGAGCCACTTCCATTACCATTATTTGTTTCTTGGTCATCTCCATAATTCTGGTCAGAATAAAGATATCTTTTTACACCTCTAGTAGAATCGTAATAATGCGGTCCATAACTGGCATTGCCTCTATTTTTTATAATTAAAAAATCAGGCTTAAAATTACCTGCATGTGCATCATTTACGACATCTTGGTCTGCACCTGTACCTGTATAAGTTTGCACATGAAAAAATGCTGATGGATCGTCTATATTTGTATAAGCCATTATCCGTACTCCGCTAAATTTTTAGTACATAAGGCATAGTAGCCTGATGGTGGTGCATATTCAAAAACTCCGTAACCGTTGGCGTCACTTGCCGCACTTGAGATTGTTATGGTTGTATAGCCACCAAAATTTAAAAGTATCCCACTATTGGTATAGTAATTCACCCTAAAAGCAGGAACTAAAAAGTCTCCATCTACTATTTTCATATTTGCACCTGTACTACCAGATAAATAATTAAAACCACCAGTTCCAGTTGCACCACTTGTAGGAGTTGCACTATTCATATAAGTTCCGTTTTTTGCCCAATAACAAAAACCATTATCCGCGTCTATTGCAACTGATATAATATCATTTGTATCAAAAGAAACAGATGGGGAAAAATCAATATATGAATTGCCATAATAATAAACTCTTCCAACAGGATGGACAGCAAAACTGTATTCATCATTGCCTGGATTGTCTGTGCTAGTACCCCATGAATTTGGTACTCCCCAACCAGCCATAATTTCAGAATTTGAAAGTGCTTTACATTCAAAATACCATTTGCCTTTAGTAATAGCCATTGAGCCTGATGCAGGTTCGTCTGCTGCTAAGGTTTTTGCTTTTGTTGCACCCTCCGTGTACTCAACATCACCTCCTCCATTATTTTCAGTATTTAAAGGACTAAGCGTACAAAAATTATTAGTAGGTGTGTCCACAGCTTGATCTGCGGCTGTGATGTTTGTTAAAGTAAAATCTCCTATACCACTACTTGCTGAGTCTTTGCCCAAATTAGAAGAATCATCAAATTTAAAATAAAAACCTTTGCTTCCATGTGAGCCTGAATATGCTTTAGGAATCCAAATACCAGTATCACTATCAAACTCACCAAAACTATCAGAGGTTAATGCAGTTCCATTTACATAATGTGTTTCTGCTACATAGCCACAAAATCTTCTATCATTAGAACCACCTGCAAAATAATACCCAAACTGATAATTAGCTGATGCCGAACCAAAATCAAACTGGTCATTTTGAGACATATTTGTATAGGTGTTATTGTTAAAAGATGTGTCTTGCACACCATTAATATATATTTTTACTCTATCTGCCGCTGTGCTTTGTGTTGAATCTAAAGCTACTACTATATGATACCAAGCGGAAGTATCACGAAATACTCTGTTTAAGTCAGCATAACGAGTATTACTACCATCATATAATTCAACCCTTAATAGGTCATTAGTCATAAATTGTATATTGCTATATGATGCACCAAATAAATGAAAAGCATCAGAACCAGTAATTTCTGTTCTTTTTACCCAAGTACTGTATGTCCAAGTTCTTCTATCACCATCACCAGTGAAATTTTTTGCCATTCCCTCTGTGTTATCATCTTCTAGCTTCAAAGAGTTATCAATATCATACCCAGTCGAGACACTTCCTCTATTTGCAGTTCTCTGTAGGGTTTCCATTTTAGCTTTGTGTTAAGTTTTGACTAATACCAATGTTTTGCCATTTTGAACCATTGTATCTAAAAGCGTATATATCAGTCTTAGCATCTGTAGCGGTCTGTGTTGGAGTCACATCCCCAACAAATTCAAATACAGCGTTCCATGCCAATGTATATGGACCGCTCGAAGAATGTTGTGCTACCTCAATACTAATAATAGCTCCCTCTACTGAATTACTAGGGCTACCTATAGTTGAGTTTTCTTCAAGTAGTAAAAAAGCATTTGCTGCAGCTTTTGCATCCCAAGATACTGTACCGTCAGTTAAAGCCACTTGAGTTATGTTAGCTGAAGTAGACGCAGTAACTATTTGTGGCATGGTCACATTTTGGTTTTCGTCTACTGATATAGCTGGTGTTGTACCTACCGCAGATCCTAAACCAATTACTAAATCATCAGCACTATCATCAAGTCCTATATAAAAGTCTTGGGCGTTACCATCAAAAACTATTTTAGTATCTTCGGCTGTTGCATCACCTATGGTTAAGGTTGTACCATTGATTGATAAGCTATCGGTAACAGCTAAATCTGTAAGTGCATCTAAAACTGCTGCTCCAGATCCTGCTCCATCTAATTGAACTACCGCTACTTTTCCAGGAGCGATAGTTACATTAGAACCAGAGCCTTGAGATATAATTATATTTTGAGATCCACTTGTTGCATTTTCAATAATTTGAACTCGCTTCATAGTATTTGGACCAATCGTAATCGTACAAGCTGAATCTAAAGTGCCTGTGTATTTTAAATAAAAAGCTCTACCTGCATCAGAACTACCATCTGCTACAGTAGTAGTATGAGTATCAGCATTAGTAGTAATAGCTTCTGTACCAACACCTAAAGCCTCTCCTATCAGCTCTAAATTAGTGTTTGTAGAAGTGCCCCAAGTACCGCTTTCATCACCTGTTGCTATTTCTTTTAATCTTAGATTATTTACGTAAGTTGCCATAATTTAAACCTCTACTATATGTTATAATAAAAAACACAAACTTTATAGTCCTATGCAGCTATTTCTTTCCAATTAGGAGTTTGACTATCATCTACTTCTTGCCACTTAAATGGGTTTCCAACCTCTGCTGTAGCTGATACACCAGTTAGTGTAACTGAACATTTACAATTAAAGGTTGGATCTCCAACTAATCCAACAGTATTATCAAATACATTTATTTCAAATCTATTATCAGTTTGAGTGGTTGCAGTACCAAGTGCTGATGTAGCACCCTGTCCAGTTGGAGTTTGATTAGCTTTGGCTGTAATGGTTGGAGTGCCAAGACCACTTGTGGCTTCTAAACCACTAACACTTGCATTAGCCTCTGCATCAGTAGTTGCAGTCCCTAGTGCTGAGGTGCCAGCTAATCCTGAAATAGTTAAAACATTGGTTGATGGTGTAATAACAGTTCCTAAAGCAGACACACCTGCCAAACCATTGACACCTACAACTCCTGGTGCATCTACCGCAACACCACCATTAACTGCTGTGGCACTTAAACCTGTAAGAGTGAAGTTTGCTTCAGCATCAATAGTGACAGTTCCTAATGCTGATGTTGCTGCACTAGGTGCCGTTAAAGTAAAAGGTAAAGCTTCGCCCCAAGCACCCTCACCCCATGTGCCTCGACCCCAGCCATTTATAATAGCCATACTAGGCTAAAACTAAGCTATTCTTATAATAGCAGTTGATGCAGCTGCAGCTGGGAAAACTATAGTAAAGTCTCCTGCTGTTGATGTTTTATCTCCACCAAAATCTATAGTTGCCACTGACTTGTCACCGTTAGTATCATTATAGATCATGCATCCTCTAGCTGTAACTGTAGCTGTACTAAAAGTTAAATCATTAA